TTTTTTGGAGACGTGGTCACTGCCGACCCCGCTGAAGGCCGACCGGATTGTGTGTGATCGTGAATTCCTGGGGGCGGTCAAGGTGGCCAGACGGCGCGGGCCGGTCGAGCTGGCGGTCCGCCGGGACCTGCGTGGCCTTGCCGCGGATGTGCGCAAGTCCGGGCTGGCTGCGGCTGCCTTGGCGCTTTCGCAGCTGCTCGACGGCGAGTTCACGGGGGTCTGCCGCACTTGCCGGGACGACGTGACGATGCAGGTGGAGGCGTCGGCGCGGGACGCCGCGGCGGTCGCGCGGGAGCTCCGCGCGACGCTGGCGACGCTCCGGGAGGTGGGCGATGACGACGCTGCTGGCGCCGACCTCCAGCGTCGGCTGTCCTCCGCGGTGGGCGACGGCACGCAACCTCGGCCGCCGGACATTGGGCCCGCGGGCCGCCGAGGTCGCGGCGCTGCTGGGGACGCCGCTGATGCCGTGGCAGCGCCAGGTGGCCGACACCGCGCTCGAGGTCGACCCTGACACGGGCCGGCTCGCCTACCGCCAGGTCGTCCTGACCGTCCCCCGCCAGTCCGGCAAGACGACCCTGATGCTGGCGGTCATGGTCCACCGGGCGCTGGGGTTCGGGCAGCGCCAGCGGATCGTGTACACCGCGCAGAACCGGCTGAAGGCCCGCCAGAAGTGGGAAGACGAGCATGTCCTGACGCTGCAGCAGTCGCCGCTGCGGTCGATGTTCACCGTCCGCCGCCAGATCGGCCAGGAGGCGGTCCGCTGGCGCAACGGCTCGATCCACGCCCTGGACGCCCCGACCGAGGAGGCCGTCCACGGCGACGTCCTGGACCTGGGCGCGGTCGACGAGGCGTTCGCCCACGAGGATGACCGGGTCGAGCAGGGCATGAAGCCCGCGATGGTCACCCGGCCGCAGCCGCAGCTGTGGGTCTTCTCCACCGCGGGGACCGCGAAAAGTGTGTACCTGCGGGAGAAGGTCGAGGCGGGCCGCCTCCACACCGAGGCGGGCATCGACGCTGGCGTCGCGTACTTCGAGTGGTCGGCGCCAGCTGACGCGGACCCGGCGGACCCGGCGGTGTGGTGGGGGTGCATGCCGGCGCTTGGGTGGACGGTCCGGGAGGACGCCGTCGCGGCGGACTTCCGGTCGATGAAGCTGCCGGAGTTCCGCCGCGCGTACCTGAACCAGTGGCCCGACGAGGCCCCCGACGAGTGGCTCGTCATCGGCGAGGCGGCGTGGCGGGCGCTCGCCGACCCGGGGAGCCAGCCCGCCGGGCCGGTGGCGCTGGCCGCCGATGTGATGCCAGGCCGCGAGTACGGGGCGGTCGCCGCGGCGGGGCGGCGGGCCGACGGGAACCTGCACGTGGAGATCACCGGCAGGGACAACCGGTATGACCACCGGCCCGGGACCGCGTGGATGGTCGACCGGCTCGTCGAGCTGGCAGCGGCGCACCGGCCGTGTGCGGTGGTCATCGACGGCGCCGGGGAGGCGGGGTCGCTGATCGCGCCGCTGGAGGCTGCCGGGGTCGAGGTGGTCAAGCCGACCCTGCGGGAGGCGACCCAGGCCGCGGGGCAGTTCGTCGAGGCCGTGACCGACGCGGGGAGCCTGCGGCACCTCGGGCAGCCGCCGCTTGACGCGGCGCTCGCGGGGGCGCGGAAGCGGGAGGTCAGCGACGCGTGGCTGTGGGCCCGGAAGGGCCTGTCGGTGGACATCTGCCCGCTGGTGGCGGTGACGCTGGCGGCGTGGGGCCACGCGACCCGCGGCCACCTCGGCGGCGACTACGACGTCATGGCCAGCATCTACTGAGCGGAGCGAGCGCCTGTGACCGTGCTGCACCTGGCCCGCGCCGCGCGTGGCCACCGCGCCCCCGCGCCGGCCGAGCAGCGTGACCTCTCGGTGCCGTGGGATGTCGGCCCGCCGCTGTACCCGGCGAGGGTGACGTTCGACCGTGCCGCGTCGTTCGGCGCGGTGTTCGGCGCGTGGCGGTACCTCGCCGACCAGATCGCGACGCTGCCGCTGCACGCCTACCGGGACCTCGGCGGCCGGCGCCAGCGGCTCGCGAGCCTGCCGCAGCTGCTCCAGTCACCCGCGGTGCAGGGCACCACGGTCGACTGGCTGTACCGCGCGGTCATCGCGATGGCGTCACGCGGGAACGCTGTCGGGCTGGTCATGGCCCGCGACGGGTTCGGGTTCCCCACCGGGGTGGAGTGGACCGACCCCGACGAGTGGCGCGTCGACGACCAGCCGCCGAACGGGTCGCTCGCGCGCCCGGTGTGGTGGTGGCAGGGCCGCCACGTCCCCACCGACGACGTCGTCCACATCCCGTGGTTCCCCGTCCCGGGCAGGGTCTGGGGGCTGTCGCCGATGGCGGCGTACGCGGCAACGGTGCAGGCGGCGCTGGGCGCGCAGCAGTACTCCGCGGACTGGTTCGCGGGCGGTGGCGTGCCTCCGGGGACGTTCCGCAACAAGGAAAAGACGATCGCGCCGAGGGATGTGGAAGGGATCAGGACGCGGCTGGTCACGGCGATCCGCCGGCACGAGCCGATCGTGCATGGCGCGGACTGGGAGTACAACCCGATCAAAATCGCGCCGAACGAGGCCCAGTTCGTCGAGAGCCAGCGCCTGGGCGCGACCCAGATCGCCGCCATCTACGGCGTCCCGCCGGAGAAGGTCGGCGGCGAAGCCGGCGGGGCGCTCACCTACAACACCGTTGAGCTGAACCAGATCGCGGCGCAGACCGACGCGGTCCGGCCGTGGGTGACCAAGCTTGAGGCGACGTTCTTCCAGCTGCTGCCCGAGCGGCAGTACGTGCGGTTCTCGATGGACGCGGTGGTGCGGACCGACACGATGACTCGCTACCGCGTCTACGAGATCGCCCGGCGCATCGGCCTGCGGAACATCGACGAGCTCCGCGCGCTCGAGGACCTTGAGCCGCTCCCCGGCGGGCAGGGGCAGGACTACACCCCGCTGGCCAAGGCCGGCCCGGCGACCCCCGACGACGGCCAGGTGGACTCTCCCCCGGCCCAGCTCCCACGGCCCCGCGCCGTCTCGTGAGGAGGCACAGCAGATGACCGCTGTCGAGCGGCGCTACACCCCTGGTCAGGTCGAGCTGCGGTTCGCTTCTGAGGAGAAGCGGGCCAGGATCGGCGGCTACGGCATCATCTTCAACGTGCTCAGCCGCAACCTCGGAGGGTTCGTCGAGCGCGCAGCAGACTCCGTCGTGAACAAGAGCCGTGCCGACGGCTGGCCAGACGTAATCGCCCGCTTCGACCATGAGAACGCCTTCCTGCTCGGCACCATCGCGGGCCGCACGCTCAGCCTCCAGGTCGACGAGACGGGCCTGTACTACCTCGTGGAGCCGCCCAAGGCCCGCGCGGACATCATCGAGCTGGTCGAGCGCGGCGACGTCCGCAAGTCGTCGTTCGCGTTCCGGGTGCCACCCGGCGGCGACGAGTGGAGCGTCACCGACCAGGGTTACCCGATGCGGACACTGCTCGACGTGCAGCTCGTGGACGTGGCTCCGGTCGTGAGCCCCGCCTACCTGGACACGACCGCTGGACTGCGGTCACTCGCGGCCAGGTTCGAGGCGGACTTCGAAGAGGTCCGGTCACTCGCCGACGCCGACGAGCTGCGCCGGTTCTTCACAAAGACCGAGGCGGGCATGCCGGTCAGCAAGCCGAAGCCGCGCATGTTCGGACCAGCCGCCGCTGCGGCGCTGCTGGTCCGCAAGCAGGACCCCTGGGGGTAGCGGACCCGTCTGCAGCGGGGAAAGCACCCAGGCCGGGGCGCCGGCAACGCAACCACGCCCCCCGGCTCTCAGTACGGCGGCGCCGGCAACGCAACCACGTCGCGCGAACCATCCCGACAAGCCCCGAAGGAGGGCTATCCGCGATGGCGAACGAAGTCGCCAAGCGGCTGCGCGACCGGCGCCTCAACGTCTGGGAGCAGGCCAAGGAACTGGCCGACAAGGCCGCGGAGGACAACCGCGCGTTCAGCGCGGAGGAGCAGGGCACGTGGGACGCCCTGAACGAGGAGCTCGACAAGCTCGACACCCGCATCAAGGCGGTGCTGGAGCAGGAGGACCGCGCCAAGGCCGCCGACGAGCAGTTCAACCGCATCCACGGCCAGACCCCCGAGACGGGCAAGGCCCCGGAGTCCAAGCGCACCGGCGAGCTGCGCGCGTTCCTGCGCGGCGACCAGGGCGCCCCGAGGTTCTTCGACGTGGTCCCCGAGGGCCCGGTCGAGCAGCGCGTGCTGTCCAAGCTGACCGCGGGCGCCGGCGGCAACGTCGTCCCCACCAGCTTCTACGACCGGCTGATGGCGCACTTGATCGAGACGGCCGGGATCATGCGGGTCGGCCCGACGGTGCTGAACACCACCTCCGGCGAGGTCGTCCAGGTCCCCAAGACGACCGCGCACTCCTCCGCCGCGATCGTCGCGGAGGCCGCCGCCATCGGCGCGTCCGACCCGGTGTTCGGGCAGATCTCGCTCGGCGCGTTCAAGTACGGCATCCTCGTGCAGGTCTCCCGGGAGCTCGTCACCGACGAGGGCGTCGACCTCGAGGGCTACCTCGCGATGCAGACCGGCCGCGCGCTCGGCAACGCCTTCGGCGCCCACGCGATCACCGGGACCGGGACCGGCCAGCCCCGCGGGGTCGTGACCGACGCCACCACCGGGGTCACCGGCCCGGTCGGGACGTCGACGTCGTTCGGGGTGCAGTCCACCGCCGACATGGGCGGTGACTGCTTCATCAACCTGTTCTACTCGGTGATCGAGCCCTACCGGATGTCGAGCTCGTGCGCGTGGCTGGTGCGCGACGCGACCGCTGGCGCGGCCCGGAAGATCAAGTCGAGCCAGGGCGAGTACATCTGGCAGCCGTCGCTGATCCCCGGCACCCCCGACACCATCCTCGGCAAGCCCGTCGCGAGCGACCCGACCGTCGCTGCGGTCGGCGTCTCGGCCAAGTCGGTCGTGTTCGGCGACTTCTCGCAGTACTTCGTGCGGATCGCTGGCGGGGTGCGGTTCGAGCGGTCCGACGACTTCGCGTTCAACACCGACCTGATCACCTACCGCGCACTCCTTCGCGCGGACGGCGCTCTCGTGGACCTCACCGGCGCGGTCAAGGTGTTCATCCACTCAGCGACCTGACCAGGTGGCCCTGACCCGCTCGAGCCTCCGGCCGGCTGCCAGGCGAGGCAGCCGGCCGGAGGCCGCACCGGAGGGAGCGCAGATGCGCGTGAAGCTGAAGAGCGACGTGTCCGGGACCCGCGACGGGCAGCCGTGGCCCGCCCGCGGCGAAGAGGTCGACCTGCCCGACGACGAGGGCGCGGCGCTGTGCGCCGCCGGGATGGCCGAGCCGGTCGCCGTGAAGGCCAGCGGCCAGGCGGAGAAGGCGGTTGCGCCGAAGGCCGAGACCCGCCGCAGCGCCGGCAGGGAGTAGCCCTCGAACCCACCCGCGCCACCCGTGCCCGGGCGGGGAAGGACCGGTCCCTGCCCGGGCGCACCGCCCCGGCCACCCTGAACGGAAGGCACCTGCCCCATGCCGATCGTCACCCCCGGCACGTTCACCCTCGCCGCGCTCGCCAGCGAGCTGAACGGCGACCCGCTCGGCATCGGCTACGCTGCCGTGTTCGCCAACTCCGACTCCCTGGCGGTGCTGCTCAACACCAGTCCGGAACCGGTCGTGGCAGGCAGCCAGGAGTCGGTCTACCGGAAGGTGACCCCGACGACCGACATGGTCGCGGGGCTCGTCAAGGCCGACTTCACCGCCCTGACCGTCGCCGAGCGGGAGCTGTGCGCGCTGGTGTTCGCGCCCGGCGAGGTCAAGACCGGAGACGCGACGCTGCGGACGCTGCTGTCGGCGCTGTTCCCGACGTCGACGACCCGGACGAACCTCATCGCCGCGTCGTCGCGGCTGTGCTCCCGCGCGGAGGCGCTCTGGGGCGACGGCTTCACCGTGTCGGGGCAGGTCGTCGCGCAGGCGCTGGGGCGGTAGCCGGTGGCGACGATCCAGCTCGCCGCCTACCGCGGCGTCTCGGCGGTCATGACGACCGAGCTGAACGCGCTCGCGTCCACCAGCGGGAAAGCGGTCAGCGCCGAGATCGACAACTCGGTCGACCTGGACCTGTTCGACGACCTGGAGCTGACCGTGGCGTTCGCGTCCGCGCCGACCGCCGGCACCGTGGTGGAGGTGTACCTCGTCACCTCGGTCGACGGCGGCACGACCTACGCCGACGGCTCCGCGAGCGTGCTGCCGCAGTCGAGCCTGTACGTCGGCGGGTTCGTCGTCCGTGCCGTGGCGACCGCGCAGGTGCTGCACCTGCGGGGTGTCGCGCTCCCGCCGGGGAAGTTCAAGTACCTGCTGCAGAACACCACCAACCAGGCGTTCCCCGCGGCCGGGTCGACGCTGGAGCGCAACCCCTACCAGCTCAAGAGCGTCTAGCGTGCTCGCGGTCACCGACCGGGCCCCCGGCTACTTCGCCAAGCCCCGGTTCGGCAGGGTCGTCCGGGGCGCGGCGTCGCGGCTGCCGTGGGCGTGGGACGGGCTCGTCTTCGCGCTGCCGCTCATCTCCGCCGACAGCGAGGGCCTCCGGGAGCTCGCCGCGAACCTGCGGCCCGCGGCGGCCACCGGCGTGACGTGGACCCACGACGCGCAGCACAACACCGCGGTGGTGTGCACCCCGGCGTCCAACACCACCGTCCAGTGGGTCGACCAGCCCACCCACGACCGGCCGTCGGACGAGGTCACCGTCTACGTCCGCCACCGGTTCTCGGGGACGTGGGACGCCAACGGCGGCCTGTTCACCCAGAAGTACGCCGACACCGACCCGTGGGACACGTTCATCATCCAGACGCAGAGCCCAGCGTCGGGGGTCCATGTGGGCCTGGCGGTCAGCGGGGTGTACCAGCGGACCAGCTACGGCACGGTCACCCCACCGACCAGCCGGTACATCAGCTACTTCGGCCGGTGGCGCTCGGGTGGGCCCGTCACCCTCGACGCGCTCGAGGACGGCGGGAAGGCGTCATGGGCGCAGACGACGTCCGCGGCGGCGTACACGGGCACGCTGTCCTACACCGCGGGGCAGGGGGTCCGGCTGTGCACCGACGAGCAGGGCACCCTGAACGTCGGGGGGGACTACTCCCAGGCGATGGTGTGGGCGCGGCGCCTGTCCGACACCGAGGTCGTGGCGCTGGCGGCGGACCCGTTCGGGTGGGTCAGCCCGCGGCG